TTATATAAGGCATCACCAAGTAAGGGTTTAATGGCAGTTATCTGTGCTTGTTTTATTGCAGGTATTAACCTACTCATTTCAACTGAACCACCTACAGGTGTATTCTTAGTTATATCATCCTCTCTTAATAGTATAGTTGCCATATTATATTTCTTTATTTTCGTTATTATCCTCTATTTCTTCATCTGGATTAAGTTCATCAAAATCCTTGAATTTAAGCTTAATATTAGGATAGCCTACAGATAGAATATTTTCCAATGCTTCAATTATATCTTCTCTCATTGGGTTGATTTGATTTCTATATAAGGTTTTAAGTGATGTTTTCATTTCCTCACTATCACTTGAAAAACCAGTTTCTGTACTTTGTCCAAATAAACTAGGACTAGTTACCTTATTAGCTAACAGTATCTTTCTATTTGCTTCATCTGATACAAATTCAAACTGTTGGTAAGCATCTGTTATTTCAATTGAATCTACAGTAGTTGCTTCCTCTTTATTATTATTAAAACTTACTATTAATTGTCCTGCATTAGAACTACCTGTAAGCTTATTTTTCATTATTCTCTCTGCTTCATCTGCTTGTTCCTCAGTCTCAGGTTCTCCCTTGTTAATATTGACAACTTTACCTGCTGAGAAGTTATTTGCTATATGTTTTCTAATATAATTACTTACTTCCTCCTCTATCTGGGCATATTGAAGTCCACTAAACCAATCTGGTAATGCAAATATAGGCTGTGGTGAGTGTCCTTTAAGATAATAAATCTCAGTTTCTCTATCCTCTCCTTCCTTAAAAGAAGGTATTAGAGTAGGTTTAAATCTACCTCTCAACTGCCAATCAAAACTAAACCAATAATTAATTGGTTCATCCATCATATCTTTAGGTCTGTCTACAGCTATTCTTCTAGCAGGTATTGAGTGTATCTTAGTTACTTTTAAGTCTCCTGCCTTATTATAAATGACCTGTAATGGACTATTTCTTTGTAACTTATACTCATGTACCAAAAGTGATAAATCCTGCCTTGAAATGATTCTATCTAACTTATCTTGGTTTATACCTTCAACTGCTTCTAAACCCTCACCTATAATATAGTTGCTATATCCATCAATTACAGCCTGCAAGGTAGGACTACCTAAATAAGCGTCCTCAACTAAATTAAAAAATGTATTATCAGAGTCATTTGTAAGGTATTTATTACCTATTTGTAACAGTGATTGAGGATTAACTCTCGTATAGTTGTTTAACTCTAGTATATCTAAATTGTCTTTTTTCATAATTTTATGCTTCTATTATTCCTGTAGTTTCATCCTCATCTAAAAGGTTGTAATTTTGTATATCAGTTTGGTCAGTAGATAATAACCTACCTCTCCATATTAAATCTTCAGTTTCAGCATCTAGTATTGATACTAAGTATTTTTTATCTTCCTCAAATAGGTACTCTAGGTATATATCCTGTCTACCCCTATCTCCAAATGATGTATAAGCTACTTCTTCTATTTCTTCATCACTTAACTCATCATATAATACTACTTTTACATCATCCATATATATACGTGGGTATATTGATAACTTATTGAAGTCTCCTTCTATAATTACATTATCATCATTGTCTACCTCAGTAATACTTTGGTCAGTATTTAAGTAAATATTCTTTTTGTCGTTAATATTTATAACCACCATATTATGCCTTTTAATATAAAAACAACAAGAACAAGAAAGCCCAACTATCTCTAGTCAGGCTTATTCTCTATTAAATTAAATTTACAATCTATACAGGGGTTACTACTGCATCTAAAAGTGAAGATTTAGCTGTATCATCCAAGAAATAGAAAGACTCTGGTTCAGAAGTAGTTCCTACCAATTGGTAAGCATTAACTCCATCTAAAGCACCTTCTACATTAGCAGTAGAATTAAACTCGACTCCTCTAGTCAATCCAACTGTAATTATCTCACCTGTATTTGTCTCTAAGAATACTATTGGTCTACCCCAAACTAATTGATTAATTTGAAAAGATTTCTTAGCATCTATTTTAGTAAACACTAGGTTAACTGTTCCATTAAAGGCAGTTGTACCCGCATCTCTGCTTGAACTAGATGGTTCATTATAGTTATTTCCTGTATTTTTTAAAGGAAATTTATAAACTTCAAATTCTGCTGGTAATCCAGTTACTAGATGTCCATCTACATCATCACTAGTTTTAGTGAAGTCATAGTCATCAAAGTTAGCTACATAAGCATTCTTGAAACCTGCAACTGCATTTAAGCAATCTGTTCCATTTACACCATTTGTTATATCACACATATTTTTATATTTTTTTGTTTGTTATATTTTAAAAAGAAACCCCACCCATTAGGGTAGGGCTACCTATTTATTTATTAAGGTTTAGTTACTCCTTATACGAAGTCTCCGTACCATACTATTTCCTCTGCAAAGCTAAATCCTGCACCCATTTCTAGGACAACTTTAGTTCTTACCATACCACTCAAATCACTATTATCCATATCTTTTACAGATACTTGGTTTAGGTCATTTTCTAGTCCTGTTAAGAAACCTAGATTTTTAACTCTGTATGCAAACATAGAGTCTCCTGATAATGCACCAATAGATTCCATTCTTACACCTAAGTAATCTAATTCCTTATCACCTACAGTTGTATTAAGACCTTGGTCAGCTTGTGCTTGTTTGTATAGTCTAGATACTTTTGGAGATACTACAATTACTAAATCATCAGATTCTATAATAGATTCTGGAATACTTGCGTAAACCTTCTCCATTTCACCTATAATGTTAGCTTTAGTTGCAGCTTGGTTTTGTACTTCAACAGCACCACCATCGCTAGTTAACTTAGCTTTAAGACCTAAAACAGAATCATTCCAAATAAAGTCATCAACTTTAACTCCAAGGTTTTCAATGATAGCCATTAAGATAGCTGATTGAATGTCTTGTGGAATTTCACTTTCTGCACCAAAAAGACCTGCTGATTGTGCTTGGAAAGTTTGTCTAAATTCATCCTTACATAGTTCGTGGTCAATTTTGAATTTCTTCAATACTACTTCTACATCAGTATAATCTATGTCACCTTGTGGGTCAAAACCACAAGCATAATCTTGCAAGTCAGCAGAGTAGCTTAGTCTTGGTAAATATCCTGTACCAATGTTATTAGGTAATACGGTAATTACATTTTTTGCAATAGTGTCAGACTTTCTAAAAGCTTGTACAAGGATTTCCCCTGCCAAAGCCCCGTTATATCCACTGTTAATAGTTCGTGTTGTTGCCATAATTATTTTCTTTTTTTTTATTATTTAATGTTTATTTATTACTTGATTTAATTCTTTCAATTGCTTCCAACATTGACTCACCTTTTTTTCTTGAACTAAGATTAGTCTCTGCTTTAATTTTACCTGTATTAGGTGTTTCCTCTAACTGTTCTTTCAACTCTAAAATTTCTTTATCTTTAGATTCGATAGTAGAATTTAAAGCCTCCTTCTCAGATAAAAACAATTTTTCAAACCTAGACTTTACATTTTTGTCTTTACCTGCCAATTCTAGTGACATATCAATTGACTCTTTTTCAGACTTTCCATACTTAGATTTAAGTACTTCCTCTAATTCAGGGTCTTTACTAATCATATCAAAAAGTTCTTTTTTAGCCTCTTCATCCGTTAAGTCAAGTTTGTCCTCTTCTTTATCTTCTGAAGCATCTACTTCCTCTTTTTTATCCTCTGAAGCATCTACCTCTTCTTTAACTTCCATTTCTTTAATCTTACCTTCTGAATCTGTCTCAAATTCTTTACCTTCAAAGGTAAACTCTGAATCAGCCATAACCTCACCATCTCTGGTTACTACCATTCCTACTTCTAAAGACTCAACCATAAGTGGCTGACCTTCTTCCATTGGAATCTCTAGCATTTTTACTTCTTCTTTATCTTTCATTTCTTCTTTATCAGACATAAATTTGATAAATTCTTTAAATACATTTGCCATAATTTCGCTTTCTTTTTTGTTATTATTATTTTTATTGTTATCTATAGATGAAAACAACATTCTCTCCAATGATATATAACTATCAATTGAAAAACCAACTGCTTTACCTGACTCTATATATTTCTTCCAGTCTTCATCACCTAATTTCATAGTAATCATCCAAGTACCCTTTGGTAGGTCTTTAAATCCCATTGAAAAGGCTTTATCCATAGTCTCATCATTAATTATCCAAGACTCAACTACAGATGAACTTTTAATCTCTTCCTTTTGGTCGTGGTTATACCAACTGTTTTTAGTAAGCCCTTTATCTATAAAATTGTGGGCAAACTTTTCAATAGTATCTGCTTCAAATATTACCTCATAGTGACCTCTTTTTTCAGAATATCTCTCAATGACTTGATTGGGAACTAGAACCACACCAGTTAATTGTTGCTTCATCTTGTCCTCTACCTTTAACTTAATCTTATCTTTAGACATCATAACAAATTCGTATTGATTAGCAGGAGTATCAACTACAGAAACTCCATAGAGTAATCCATCATCTAATTCATCCCATACTGCCTTATATCTTTTTGTGTTTTCCATCTATATTTATTTTAATTATACCTCCAAAAATTATTTGAAGATGAAGCTATTTGACCTGCTTTACCTTTCGCATTATTTATTTTAGCGGTTTGTTTTATTTTATCATTTTTATCCCTTATCACTGTATATGCAACCCATCTGTGTTTGCAATTAACTCCTCCTTTATAATTCCAAATGGAGTAGTTTTGTTTGTTGTGTCCAAACTTTCTATTTCTTCCATTGAAAGACATTACATTTATTTCCTCTCTGGAATAAAACTTATCCAACCTCAACATTCTTTTACAGAAATCTCTTTCAGCAGGTTTTCCTTCATACCTAAAAAGAATTTCCTCCCCTTTAGACATATTGATTTCTTCAACTTCGCCAAAGACTAGCTTACTGTCTATTTTAATACCATACTTTTCAGCTAGTCTTATTATCTTTTCATTAAGTTCTTCAATAGAATCCATACTGGTAAAAACAATTTTAAATAAATTTACTATTATTATTTTTAGTTCTGTCTAATTCTTGTTGAGACGTTACTTTCTTACTAACTACATAAGCTTCAACTGGCTTATCATCTCTCTCTGCTTCTATTTCAGCATCTCTAACCCTTCTAGAGTCACCTGCTATACTAAAGTTAGCCCTCCTATCATCTCTAGGTGGAGTGACACCTCTGCCACTAGCATTTTGGGCTTGTGCATTACTACCATCCTCAGAGGTAGATAGAATATCTTTAACTGCCCCAAAGCCTGCTGCACTAGCAAATGCTATACCTGCAATTCTTTGTGGTAATGTCTCTGCTGCTAAAGCTTTTGTAATACCTTCATAAGTATTGAAAAGGGCTTTTGCAACTGCAAAACCTTTTGCTAAGGCAGAACCCTCTGCTAATGCATTTACAATGGAACCTGCGGCAGCTATTGTCATACCTACCTCTGCTTCTGTAGCCTTTCTCCTACTTTCTTTAGCATTTTCATTGAAATCATCTTTTTCTTTTTGTTCTTTTTTCTTATATTTTTCTCTTATTCTAGCTTTTTTTGATTCTTCTATTTCTAAATCCTTTAACTCCTTTTCAAATTGTTCTCGTCTTTTTTCCCTTTCTAATTCAAATTTTTCTAACTCACTTAGTCCTACCTTATCCTCTGGAATATATTCATTCTCAATCTCTTGTAACTTTTTTAATTTTTCATCCTTAATAGCAATTAAGCCATCTTTTAATCTATCTTCAGCAGCTAATTTTAATTCAGTCTTTTTTTCTTCTGAAAGACTTTTAGAGGAATCAATTACTTCTTTTTCAGCCTTAATCCTTTTTCTAAGAACTTCCTCCCTAGTTTTAGTCTCCTTTTCACCAAACTCCTTAATCTTATCAAGTATTTTTTGTTCCTTTTCTTCCTCTTTCTCCTCTATCTCTTTAAGCTTTCTATTTTTAGCAATGGTTAACTGTTTTTCTAATTCAGTACCTTTACCATACTTTTCTCTAATACCCTCTAGTGTCATTTGAAATTCAGCTTCAATCTTCT